AAGGACATTTATGAATTTAGGTTTTGACGCAATATCACAATTTCCTATATCTCAAGTAGGAGCAGATAACACAGTAACAATTATAGCAACAGGTAATAATCTAGTTGCTAATATAGGTAATCCTAATATTACAGCTGACGCAGTTACAGAACTTGTTACAGGTAATCCATTAACACTTGGTGTGGGAACAGTAACAATAGTTGGCACAGCAAATCTTGAAGCACCTAAAACACCATTAACTTTAGGAACGGGGACCGTTACAGTATCAGCAAATGCGAATGTTACGGCATCTGGAAACAACTTGATTATAAGTAGTGGATCTGTTAGTATTGTTGGAACTGCGAGTATATCAGCACCAGCTACCGCTATGACATTAAGCACAGGCGAAGTAGGTGTTATTACGTGGAATGAAATTATACCAGGAGCAACAATGGTTTGGACACCAATAAAACCGTACTAATATGGCATCAACATTTTCAACAGATTTAGCATTAGAACTTGTAGCAACCGGTGAAAAAGCTGGTCTATGGGGAACAATTACAAATACTAATTTACAAGTATTACAACAATCAACATCAGGTGTAATAGATGTAGCAATGACATCTGGTTCAGATGTTACTTTAGCTTTATCAGATGGTGCAACATCAAACGGTAAAAATATTTATCTTAAATTAACTGGCACAATGACAGCTAGTATTAATTTAATTATACCTGCATCTACAACAGGTGGTACAGCCACAAGACTATACGTTATTCAAGATGCAACAGATAGAACTACAGCAAACAAATATACGTTAAGTATTAAAACAGCTGGATCGTCAAATCCAATAGCTGTTCCTGTAGGAGCTACAATGTTAATTCATTCTAATGGAACAGATGCAAGATTAGATATTTTACAAAAAGGTAATTTTGCAATTACATCTAGTTCTATTACTGCATATACTGCAGTAGCTGGTGATAATTTATTAATAGATACAGCAGCAGCTCAAGTTACAATTACACTACCAGCATCACCAACTATGGGTGATGAAGTATCTATAATGGACGTATCAGCAACTGGAGGATTTGGTTCAAACAAAGTGATTGTAAATAGAAACAGTCAACCAATAAGAGGTGCTGCATCTAATCTAGATCTAGCGACTAATAATCAATCGATTAAATTAAGATACACTAACGCAACCAAAGGTTGGCAATACGTATACAACCAAACAACATAGGAGTAATCAGTGCTTACGAAAATTAAGTTTGCTCCTGGAATCGATAAACAAGATACTTCAGTCGGAGCAGAAGGTCGTTGGGTAGATTCAGATAACGTAAGATTTAGATATGGCCTGCCAGAAAAAGTAGGTGGTTGGCAATCTCTTTTAACAGATACAATTGTAGGAGTAGCTAGAAAACAACACGCTTTTGT